GAAATTTATCCACATTCCTGAATAAAGTTGGCCGTAAAGGCAACGAATTTGGGGTGGATAATGCAAGATTGGTAGCCTATGCTGCCGAACGTTATTTGGATCAACCAGTGATATTGCCCGAAATCACAGCTAAGTTTGTGAGTAAGGCAAAAGACAAGAGTTATAGGCTAAAGTTCGGATTGGATCAAATTGATTGGCCATCCCTGCTTTTTATGATTTTTCTCTTGTTATCATTATATTTAGTAGCACTCAACTCAGATGCCTCTCCTTGGACATTTGGATTGATGAAATCTTGTCTTAGGAATCCTATATTAGGAATTTCTGTGATAATTTTGATTTCAGTTGTGATGATAAATAAAGGTTGGTTTAGGTTGCGTGGAAATAAATTAATGTTTAGTGAGAGTGTGAAATTTCAGGTGCAAGATTTTTGTTGCAGTCTTCCTGATAAACCCATAGACTTGTCTAAATGTACGTTTTTCCGCGTTCCAAAGGAATTTAAGGAGGAGTGCGAACCAAAACCAGTGGCGAGACCAATGGTGTTCTCAAAGAACAACATTCCCTTTTATCCTCGTTCATGCATCCACAACCAGGTCTCTTGCTTACGAAACAAATTACTACACAACATTGGTGAAGTGGGAAAGTATGGGTTTCCACTTCACTCTGTGCTTGTGTCTGTCGCGAAGAAAATTTCATCAAATATTGAACCACTAACCTGGGAGGAATGGGTAGTTCGATTTCCTGCTAGCAAAGAAGCCAAGTTGCGCAGGGAATATACTGCCCGGGAAATCGACAAGATTGAAGAAGGTCGTTGGAATGATAGTTCTGTGTTTTGCAAGTTTGAGGCTTACCCAGAACCTAAATATCCTAGACCTGTGGTTTCTTCTACTGTTGAATTCAATTTCCAGATTGGAAGATGGTTAGTGCCATTAGGTGAGTTATTCGCTGACAGCTTGCCTGACAACATATTGTTTCCGATTCATGGAGACTCTTGTCAGATTGGGGAGTTCTATGCAAATTATCAGTTCAAACATAAAGGCTCAGGTGATTTCACTTCATTTGACTCATCACAACGCTCAGAGGTTTTACACATGCTAGCTACATTTTATAGTTTGTGTGGATTGCCAACACACGTTATTACTCGTGAGTTGTCTGACACCAAAGAGATAGTGATTAAGACCATGAAAGGTCTTAAAGTCAAAGCAAAGAACATAAGATGTTCAGGCAGAAGTGCTACCTTGATAGGGAATACTGTTGTTACCATTAACACTTATTTGCATGTTATGGGTGACAACTTGATCGCATTAATGGCCAAAGGCGATGATGCGGTAACATTCACTAGAGAGGAGTCTTCACCAATTTTAGTGTCTCAACTAATGTGGAACAATGGATTCCTCGTTAAGTATGAGACTACTAATCATCTTGAAACTGAATTTTGCTCCTCGATCTTCTTGCCATTTGAGGAGTCATGTTTGTTGACTCCAAAATTGGGGCGTTTATTAGCAAAAACGTTTTGGTGTAAGGACATGCACCTATCTGAAGATGAGATGAAGGACCAATTTGTCGGAATACTGAAGGGACTTCACAAGACATTGTCAGTCGTTCCCGGAATTAGGGGGTTATATGAGCATTCTTTGTATAAGGAGAGGTTCAATCAAGTTGAAGCAATTTATCAGGATTATAATGAATATGCTTCTTTTGAGTTAACGACTAGTATTGACACCATTAGTTTTCTTTGTGATCGTTACGACATTACTGAAACTGATTTGGACGACCTAGAGAAAGAGTTGTCAATTGGGTTTCCTATTGAATTGAAATCAGAAGCAGCAATGCGGATGATTGAGAAAGATTGGGGAATTCCAGTTTATAATCCAGGTTTCGAGACTAACGAGATTGAGAAATTTGATGGGGAATTTTATCTAATTCCCGTACTTGAAGAAGTTTTAAAATATTTCTTTCCTTTATTTTTCACGATTTTAATAGGTGGTTATGAATCTTATTGTCTGGGTTCTATGCGGAATTTGATTCTACATAGTTGTCTCACGATAATTGGACAACATTGCCTGTTATTGGCTATAGCACTCCACTTGATACATAATGTACTTGTTGGCCGGCAACAATTACAATCAATAATGAGTGGAAGAAAAGACAGGCGTTACGCGGTTAAAAAGAAAACCGTAGTGACGGTAGTGC